TCACCCGGTGTCCTCCTCGTCGTCGAACATGCCCTCCAGCGCCTCGGCCTGCTCGTGGTTCTCAACCTCCTCCTCGAGGTAGTACATCTTCACCACGGCCACCGAGTTGCCGAGCTGGGCCGCGATCTGCTCGACCGACAGTCCCTTCGAGCGGAGGAACACCGAGACGGTCTTGCGGATCACGTGCCCGGTCACCCAGTCGAACCCGCACGCCTCCAGGGCGGTGCTCTCCTGCTCCGCAGCGTCGGTCGGATGGATCCAGTTGCCCCGGGCGTTCGGGAACAGAGGGCCCGACCCGGCGGCGATCTTCAGCCGCAGCCACGTCTCGTGCGACCAGCCCGGGTACTTCAGCACCAGGTTCGGCGCGTCGCCTTTCCGGCCGGGCGTCCGCACCACGCCCTTGCCCTCCTCGGCCACCAGGTGGTGGTCGATCCGAACCGTGCGGGCGCGGGTGTCGACGCTGTCCCCGTCCAGGGCGATGATCTCCCCGACGCGGACACCTGTGGCCAGTTTCGCGCGGAACCGGTCAGGCATGTCCTTCCAGACACGTCCTTGGGTGCCGACGCTGCGGCCCCGCTTGTTGGTCTGCCGTTTCGTCGCGAACTCGTCGAGCTTGACCAGCAACTCCCGCCGTTGGTGCACTGTCAGCGACACGACCTTCTTGCGCTGCTGGCTGACCTTGTCGGTGGACCGGACCGGGTTGTTGGTCATCGCGCCGTGCCGGACGGCGAACTGGCACATCAGCCCGAACGCAACCTTCACGCGCCCCGCAGTGGCCTTGCTGGTCTTCGCCTCCGCGTTCTTGATCGCCTTCTCGCAGGTCATCACCGACGCTTCAAGCTCGCGGGCGGTGAGCTGCCCCACGCGGGGCAGCACCCAGTTCTTCACCCACAGCTTGTAGCGGTAGCCCGAGTTCGCCTTCAGGTCGCCGGTCTCGACCCGCAGGTCGACGTCCTTGGCCCAGAGGTTGTAGATGTGGGCCATCCGGCTGTCGCGGCTGATCTCGCCGCCGCGGACCTCCTCGGCGAGCTTGACCAGCGCCTCGCGGAGGTTCTCCTTGGCGTTCTCCTTGCCGGTGCCGACCCGGCGGGGCCGGATGTAGGTTCCGTCCGCCTGGCGGAACCTACATCGGGCTTCCCACCGTTTCGCGCCGATCTTTGTGGCCGTGATCTCCCCGTGTGTCCCTGGGGGCAACGGGCGTCTGGCCATGGCGTCACCTCCTCTTGTCGTCGATCACTCGCACCTTGTCGTCCATCAGGCCGGTCAGCGCGGACAGCCGTTGCCCAGCCTTCACCTCGGCGAGCTGCGTGGTGCTGCGGTCGACTGCCCGTTCGACCCGCTTGACGATCCAGCGCGCGACAGGGATCGCCGTGGCCACGACGAAGAAGCCCACCCAGCACACGGTGGCGCCGTGCTGCACCCATGACCGCGGCGCCGCGCTCGCCCGGCCCACCACCTCGACATAACCCAACAGCCCAGCAATTACGGTCAGTAGCAATGCAGCCCCGAGAAGGAACCAGCGATAGATGGCAACCTTCTGCAGGCCTCGCGGCATGTCGGACATGTTCTGACCGGCCCTTTCTCAAGAGGGCATCTCCCCAGCGATGCGCAAATTGCCCGTACGACTAGTCCATCGGGCCCAATTACGCACTAATACCGGATTCACTCGATCGAGTGAATCTGTGACACAGGGCAACTAACTCTTGGTCACAGTTTCGTCAACTTACGTCGCGCTCGTCGCGCGCTGATGGTTCGATGCCGCGCTCCTCCGAGCGTCGTCTCCGGAGGTCGGAGGCATCGCGCAGGAACTTCTCGGCGGCGACCGCTCCGGAGACCTGTTCGATCAAGTCGGCGAGCTTGGCCAAGTCGGCGCGGGACATCGTCATCACGGCCTCGAAGTCCGCCTCGGCCACCTGTCGTAAAGATGGCGGCTCCGGCAGAGAGGTTGGCTTCTCGCCGCGTTCCATCTGTTCGTAGCCACCCGCTTCGAGTCGGAGCGCGTCTTCGATCTTTCTTCGTGTCTTGGGTCTGGGCGTTGTGCGCCCCTTGCGTATGTCCAGCAGGTTTTGCCGAGACATGCCCCCTGCTGCGCGCAACAGGTCGGCGAGGTCCATGTCGAGCTCGTCCATCCGTTCGAGCATGCGTGTCTCGAGCGGTGTTGTTGCCTCCCCCGTGGAGTCCATACATCCAGCATGGCGGACAAAAACGGACATGTCTAGACGCACTTGTCACACGGCGTAGGGAGTCGATCACCGTTTAAGTCCAGAAGCGTCCTGTGTAGTCAGTTTGTGACCTTGAAGGCTAGACAACAGGACGCAACTGGACTTAACTGGACGCATGAGAACGCGCAAGATGGACGGCCGCAAGCTCCGGGAGGTGCGGGAGCGTCGCGGCCTCGTCGCCGAGGAACTCGCAGTCCTGGTCACCGAGCAGTTGGGCAACGAGGAATCCGTCTCCGCCTCGACCATCTGGAAGATCGAGACCGGCACACGGCAGCCGTCCGGCCGCGTGTTCGCCGCGATCTGCCGGGTCTTCGAGATCAAGGACGACGAGCAACTGCTCCTGCCGGTCGAGCCTGAGCAGGTGCCGGCATGACCGCGCCCGCCGCGCTCGCTGACGACCAGGCGTTCTACACGCCGAAAGAGGTCGCCCAGTTCTGCCGGGTCGACTACATGAGCGTCATCAACGCGTGCAAGGCCGGAACGATCCCCTGCCAGAAGTTCGGGCGCATCCGCAAGATCCCGGGCTGGTGGGTGCGGGAGCAGATCGGCCTGCCCAAGCCGGTGCTGTCGGTGGTGCCGGACCCGGCGCCGGTCGTGGCGGACTACGCACCGATCGCGGCGGTTCTGGAGATCTTCGGCCGTGCGGCACTGGACGCCGCGGGCGTGCTGCGAGGTGCGTCATGAACCACTTGGCTCGCGGGAGCGGCAGTCCATTTGACCGTATCCGCCAGGTCCGACCGGACGGCTCCGAGTTCTGGTCGGCGCGCAAGCTGCAGGTCCTCATGGGCTACGCGGCGTGGCGGAACTTCCTGCCCGCGATTGCCCGCGCCATCCAAACTGCGAGCAACACGGGCATGGACGTGGCCAGCCACTTTGCGCAGTCCCGCAATGTGGTTGGTCGCGCCCAGGGCGGTGGCAACGATCGCGAGGACTACGAGCTGTCGCGGCACGCCGCCCGGCTCGTCGCGATGAACGGCGACCCGAGCAAGCCCGAGGTGGCCGCGGCACAGGCCTACTTCTCGGAGCGCACGGGCCAGGCCGAGGCGATCGAGTCCGAGTTCGCCGCGTTGCCGGATTGGGCGCGGCATCAGATCGACACGATCCGGCGGGTCGGGAAGATCGAGACCGAGCAGAAGCGACAGGCCGACCAGTTGGACGAGGTCGCGGCCCGTGTCGAGTCGATCGAGGGCGCACACGACTGGTTCGCGGCGTTGGCCTACGCGAAGCTGCACGGTTTCTCGACGGAGCGCACCTTCCTCGCGAAGGTCGGCCGTCGCGCTGGCCAGATCTTGCGGGACAGCGGCGAGACGCCGGGCACGACCCAGCACCCCGCGTTCGGCACGGTCAACACCTACCCGGAGTGGGCGCTGGAGCGCGCTTTCGGGGAGTTGACGGCGGTGTCGTCGTGAACGGCCTGACCTCGAGCTGGTACATCGTGCTGCTGCCCGCCGAGGCCGCTTCAGACACCGAAATTTACGGGCCGTTCCGCTCGAAGGACGTGGCCCAGTCGCATGCGGATCGCTGGAACGAGCGTCACGGCGACCCTCAGGACCAGGCGGTCGTACTGCCTGTCCGCAACCCTGCGTTGCTCGGCGGTGCGTCGTGACGCGCCGGTTGTCCGCTTCGGAGCTGCGGGCCGCGCGACAGGCGGCCCGGATCGCGCCGGACACCTACGAGGACGCGCTGCGTCTGCTGGCGGCGATTGTCCGCTCCGGCCGACGCCGTCGCGCTGCCTGAACCCAAGAGCCGCAACAAAGAAGCGGGCCCGGTGCTGGAACACCGGGCCCGATCAAGGAGAGGAAGCCTCCATGACCATCACGGATGTTACCCAGTACGAGCAGCGCATGGAGCGCGTGCGTGCCTTGCCCGCGCGGTTCCGCGACCTGCCGGTGCTCACGGTCCAGGAGCTGAACCGCACGTACGCAGATCTGGTGGAGCGTTTGGCGGACTACTCCGGCATCCACGAGGACAGGCTTCAGGAGCGTCTGGTGGCGGTGATGGACGAGCTGCAGACCCGCGCTCTGCTGACGCACCTGATCCACAGGATGGACTTCAACCGCGAGCACGGCGCTCGTCTGTTGGGCGTGCTCGTCGACGAGGCTGACGACGATGTGCTGCGCTGCTTTGGCGCCACTCGGGAGGCCCTGCTCGACAACCTGCACCGCATGGCCCTGGCTGACGAGCAGCAGCGCACGCTGGCGTTGCTGGACCGGCAGGCGACGGTCCAGATCACGGCAGTGCGTGCACGCAACCTGCTGCGCATTGTGGTGGCCGCGTACGGGCGCGGGCACAGCATCGGCGACAACCCCTGCGCGTACTTCTGGAACGGCAAGCCGCGGTGCATCGTCGGTGTCGCTCTGCACCTGGCCGGGGTCACCGAGGACGAGTTACGCGCAATGGACAGGCAGGAGCCGACGGAGATCGGGCCGGGCCTGGTCGTGTTGCCCGCGCGGGTGTGGATGTCGGACGCGGCGCGGCGGGTGTTCGCGGCGGCGCAAGACGCGCAGGACCACGGCAGCGACCGCGCGGGGTTGTCGTGGGGCGAGGCCCTCGACGCGGCGCTGGCTGTGCACCCGTACCAGCGGACGGCGGTGTCGGCATGAGCGAGGACGTGACGGCCCTGCTGGGCAAGCTGACCGAGCTGACCGGGTCCATGGTCGACACCATCGGCCAGCTCGACACGGCGACCGCAGACCGGCAGCGGCGCAAGACGTGCCGCAACGCGGACGCGATCGCCCGGCAGTTCAAGCGGTTGGAGCAGATGGCGGAGCACATCAGCCGGATGCAGTTCTGCGACATCTACTCGTTCGACCACAACAGCAGCGTCTACCTGCACCCGCAGGCGATGGGCCTGATCGAGTGGTTCTACGTGCTGACCGAACCGCGCGTCAGCACTCGGATCACCACACAGGTCCTGAGCGACAAGCCGAGTGCGCATGTCTGGGTGAACGGCGAGCTCGACGGCGAGCGGATGCACGTTTGGTGTGGCTTCGACTCGCCTGAGGCCGTCGCGATGATCGAGGCGTGCAGCGCGCCGTCCGTGCATTTGTTGCGGCGCTTGCAGATCGTTGGTGCGCGATGACGTGGCTGAAGCTGATCACCGCTAAGGCTGAGGCGGCGGTGGAAACCGACGACCCGATGGAGTCGGATGCCCGCGAGGGCCAGGAGTTCTTGCCGACGAAGATCGTGGCCCACTACGCGCCGGACGGTGACGGTTGGCGGGTATCGCACGTGTTCATCGCGGGCCCGGTGATCCGGAAGCGTGACGGTCAGCTCGGTGGACGGAACGGCTTCGTGTGGTTCAGCGCCGCTCCGAAGGTCGCGACGTTGGTTCAGGCGCCGGAGTGGGCGAAGTCGTTCGCTGAGGACAACCTGCCGGGCGGTGCGCGATGAGCGCGGAGTCCTTGGCCCGGTATGTCCGCCAGCGTCGGTACGACCTGCGCATCACGCAGCAAGCCATCGAGGACAACGGTGGTCCTTCTGTGGCCACGATGCGGACGATCGAGACTGGTAAGTCGGCGAGCCTGCGTTCCTCGACTGGGAAGCGGCTCGATAAGGCTCTGTCTTGGCCGGAAGGTACTGCGCTCAAGCTGTTGCGTGACGACATCCAGGAGCTGGAGCAGGAAGCCTACGACGACGTTGATCCACGGCTGGCGAGAGATGTCCTTCGTGGACTCATTCACGCGTCGGTTGCAGCTGGCCGGATGCGTGTCCTTTCCGGAGGTATCCGATGACGACCTCTATCACAAAGTCGCACCAACACGGGTTCCCTTTGCTGGTACGGGATGACCCGACGGAGACGGGCCACGCGGCTCCCCGGCGGCCGGTGCGGGATGCGGTGGTCGCGGTCCGGGATGTCGTGCTGCTGGTGGCGATGGCGTTCGTGACCCGGCTGCTGGCTGCGGCGACGGTCGGCGCCGGGGTGTCGACGCTGCTGGCGTTCGCGCAACTGGCCGGCGGGGACCGCGCGGCGGCCGTGGTGATGGTCGTCGTCGGCTATCTCGCGGTCTGCGTGCAAGTGATCCGGATGGGGCTGCTGGAGATGCGGCGCCTGGAGAAGGCGTCACGCCGTAGGAGGTCGCCGTGAACTCCAATTGGGACGGGCACCAGTGGGACGGCGCGGGCTCGGTGACACCGGTGCACGTCGGTTGTTGCCGATTCTGCGAGCGCGTCCGCCAGTTGACGACGGTGATCTTCGAGCAGCCGGTGCCCGGCCAGCCGCGGTCAAAGGGTGCGCGGGTGTGCGGGGACTGCGCGCCGGTGGCGGTGTGGGCCGCGGTGCAGTCGGCGGTGTTCTCGGGTCCGTTGGTGCGGGTGCTGCCGATCAGCAAGGCGGTGGCGTGATGAACGACATCGCCAAGCGGTTCCAGCGGGACACCGCCGACCACGAGATGACCGTGCTGCACGACGACGGCCTGTACCGGCACCTGCTTTTCCATCGAGTCGTGCGGAAACCCGGCGAGAAACTCTCCCGGACGGACCTGTACTGGTTCGAGCTGATCACCGCACCCGGATCGCTGATTTTCCAGGGCGACGGCGAGTCCTTCGTGTTCCGCCGCCTGGAGGACATGTTCGCGTTCTTCCGGGACTCGGCGTGGAACGGCGCACCGAACATCGACTATTGGGCGGAGAAGCTCACCGACGGCTGCGACCGTGTCGTGGTCTACCAGCAGGAGATGCTGGTGCAGCAGGTGAAGGAAGCGGTCGGCGAGGCCAAGCTGGACGGTTTGCTGGCGGCTGTCCAGGAAGAGGTCTTGGACCAGCTTCTCGATGACTCGAACTGGGACCGGAAGCTGGTCGATGACTTCCGGTTCTACGTCAACGGTGACGACAAGTACGACTACCGCAAGAGTCCGGACTTCGAGTTCTGGTGCCCGTTGGAGTGGAACTGCACGGGCTATCACTGGTGGTTCCTGTGGGCCTGTCACGCGATCGTGTGGGGCATCGCGAAGTACGACGCGTACCGGGCGGACAAGGCGGAGATCGCCCGTGAGGTCCGCGACGACCGCACGCGAGACGCTGCGGGGTTGGAGTGAACGCGGTCGATCGCGTGCTGCGCGGGAATCTGCTCCGGTTGCGCGTCGACCGGCGGCTGACGCAGCTGGATGTCGCCAGTCAGATGCAGGCTCGCGGTCACGCCTGGCATCAGCCCACGGTCTACAAGGTCGAGGCCGGGTTGCGGAGGATGTTTGTGTCCGAGGCGGTCGCGCTGGCCGAGGTCCTCGGCGTCGACCTCGACCTGCTCCTGACGGTCCGCGCGCCGGTGGCGGTGTGACATGGGCTGGAAAGACATCAAGCACAAGATTGGTGTCGCACTTGGGACCGACGAGGACACACCGGTCACCGACATCGCCGAGCGGATCACCCGCGAAGCCGCCAAGGACGAGAAGCCGCCCAACGACAAGAAGGGCGGTGGCAAGTGATCGACCTGTTGGCGAAGACGTGCGCATTCGGCTTGATCGGCATCGCTGTCCTGATGTGCGTGTGGCTGATGTTCGGGCCGGTCGAGGACCAGGAACACGACGAGCAGCTCGAGAACCGCCCGTGCGCGCGGCCGACGTGTTGGTGCTTCGTGCCGACGGTGCCGTGTTCGTGTACGTCGTTTGAGGACGGTGAGCGTTGAGCAGGACTTCCATGCGGCTCGGTTCGTTCGAGCCCGGCTCGGCGGAGTGGCACGCCGCGCGAGCAACCAGGCTTGGTGCGTCGGAGATCGCTGCTGTGCTCGGTCTGTCGCCGTGGGAGTCCAAGTTCTCGCTCTGGCACAGGAAGGCCGGTCTCGTGCCGCCGTTGGAGGAGACCGAGGAGATGGCGTGGGGTAGGCATCTGGAGGCGCCGATCGCCTCCAGATTCGCTGAGCTGCACCCCGAGATGATTGTCCGTCGCACGGGAACGTGGGTGTCGGCGCGGCGGACGTGGCAGCTGGCGAACCCGGACCGGCTGGTGTTTCCCCGCCAGCCGGTCCGGCGCCCACGGATACCGTTGGAGATCAAGTTCGCGCCGTACGGTGACGGGTGGGGCGAGTCCGGCACCGACGAGATCCCGGTCTACTACCGGTGCCAGGTGCTACAGCAGATCGACGTGCTCGACGCACCCTATGGGCTGCTGGCCGCGCTGGTCGGCGCGGAGTACCGCGAATACCGCATCGACCGCGACGCCAACGACATCCTGATTCTGCGCATGGAGGGCGAGGAGTTCATGGGCTCCCTGCCATCCGAGCTCAACCCCGCCGGTGAGCGGCCCGACATCGACTCCACCAGCCACACCTACCGCACGCTCAAGGCCCTGCACCCGGAGATCGACGGCGGCGAGGTCGAGATCGACCAGTCGTTGGCCACCTATTACCGGGTGGCGATGGAGTTCGCGCGCCGCGCTGGATCGCTGGAGCAGCGTGCGAAGAACCTGTTGTTGGACGCGATGGGGACCGCCCGCCGCGCTGTGTGCGACGGCGAACGGATCGCCATCCGGTCACCCGGTCGGGGCGAGACCGTGCGTCTGTCCGAGACCAAGACGAAGCCCGCTCCCGGGCGGAAAGTGAGAGATGCCGCGTGAGCGGACAGACAGTGGCCAACGCCGTCGAGCAGAAGAAACCCGCGACGCCGGGCGCGTTGGTGAAGGCGTACAGCAAGGACTTCGCGACGGTGCTGCCGACGCACATCCGGCCGGACACGTTCGTGCGGATCGCTCAGGGCGCGTTGAAGAAGGGCAAGCCGTTCAAGGTGGACGGCCGTCCGGACCCGCAGGGCCGCACCGAGTTGGAGGTCGCAGCCCAGAACAACCCGGGCGTGTTCCTCGCCGCGCTGCTCGACGCCGCCCGGCTCGGCCTGGAGCCGGGCACCGAGCAGTACTACCTGACGCCTCGCAAGGTGAAGGGGAAGCTGGAGATCCTGGGCATCCCGGGCTACCAGGGGTACATCGAGCTGATGTACCGCGCTGGTGCGGTCAGCTCGGTTGTTGCCGAGGTTGTCTACACGAACGACGTCTTCCGATACCAGCCCGGCCGGGACGAGCGGCCGTTCCACGAGATCGACTGGGATGCCGAGGACCGCGGCAAGCTGCGCCTTGTCTACGCGTACGCGGTGATGAAGGACGGCGGCACGTCGCGTGTGGTCGTGCTGAACAAGGCGAAGATCGCGAAGATCCGGGCGGCGTCGCCCGCCAGCAACACCGAGTACAGCCCGTGGAACACGCACGAGGAGTCGATGTGGCTGAAGTCGGGTGTGCGGCAGTTGCAGAAGTGGGTGCCGACGAGCGCGGAGTACATCCGGGAGCAGGCCCGCGCCATCGCCGAGGCGCACCGGCAGCCGGAGCCGCCGCGGATGCCGTCGGTGGAGGTCGAGCCGGACTACGTGGACGGCGAGGTGGTCGACGCTGACGTCGTCGAGGACCCGCCAGCCCAGCAGCCGCCGACCGGCGCGGACCGGGCGATCACGCAGGCGCAGCTGACCAAGCTGCACACGCTGTTGTCCAAGTGCGGTGTCACCACGGCGGACGAACGGAGAAGGGACGTGTCGGCGATCGTCGGCCGACCGGTCGAGACGACCAAGGACCTCACCCAGGCCGAGGCCAGCACGGTCATCGACTTGGTCGGCCGTGCGGCCGACGACGGCAACCCGGTCGAGGCGTTGGGCGCGGCGCTCGGCGCGCTCACGAACCAGGACGGCGACTGATGTCGACGCGGCGGAGCGGGCCGGGGGACGCGCTGACGGCCAGTCAGATGCGGGTGTTGCAGTACCTGCGGTACGGGCTCAGCAACGCCGCCATCGCGCGCAGGATGTTCATCCAGCCGGGCACGGTGAAGAACCACATCAGCGAGATCATGTCCAAGCTGGACGTGGACAACCGGGTGCTGGTGGTGCTCGCGGCGATGGAGGCCGGGATCCTGCCGTGCCCGTGCTCGGAGCGTCTGGCTGCTGACGAGCAGGCGGTGGCGTCGTGAGCCCCTCTGTCGGTAAGGCCAACCGCGACAAGGGCGCCCGCGCGGAGCTCGCGGTGGTGAAGTGGCTGCGCGACAACGGGTGGCCCGGCGCAGAACGGGCGATCGCGACCGGGCACCGTTCCCGGATCCGGGAACGCGCGGACCTCGGCGACATCACCGGCACGCCCGGCCTGGTGTGGCAGGTCACCGACCGCGGCGACATCGAACAGTTGGCGGTGATGACGCGGCGGCTCGCCGAGACGGACGCTCAGCGCGCCGCCGCACACGCCGACTACGGCTTTCTTGTACAGCGGCGGCGAGGAGCGGCCGACCCGGGCAAGTGGTGGGTCCACCTCGGTGGCCTGAACTTCGCTCTGCTCACCCGGGTCGAGCCGCCCATGTTCGAGGGGTTCGTCCGCCTCGCTCTGTCCGATCTCACCCGGCTGCTGCACCGCGCCGGGTACGGCACACCCGCAACATCAGAGGAGAACCGGTGACCATGACCGACGAGTCCGCACCCGACACCAAGGCCGAGACGCCGACAGAGCCGCAGGAGTTCATCGCCTTCCTCCTCGCGGTCAACAAAGGCCGCTCCGAGAAGGAGCTCACCGCCGCGCTGCAGAAGCTCGTCGAGGCCGTCCAGGAAAGCCGCAAGGGCGGCAAGCTCACCTACACGCTGAACATCGCGCCGTCCAAGGCCGACGGCGCGGTGAACGTCACCGACTCCATCGCGGTGAAGGCCCCGACGCTCGACCGGCCCACGTCGATCTTCTTCATCGACGAAGCACACAACCTGGTGCGGAATCCCGCGAACCAGAACGTCCTTCCCTTCGATCACTGAGGAGCTTCACACCATGACCGACATCACCGGCGACCTGCAGGTGGCGCCGAGCGACGTGCAGACCATCGTCGACATCGCACGGCGGGACGCCGAGCGCACGCCCGTTCCTTACGGGCTCACCGCGGCGTCGTCCATCGTGGTCGCCCGCGTCCGTGACGACGAGAACATCTGCGTCGAGGACTACGAGGTGCTCCTCGACCAGCCGCGGCAGCCGCGCGGGCACGCCGACCTGTACGACCCCAGCGACTTCATCAGCTACGTCAACCGGCTGACCAACCCCGTCCACACCACCGTGTGGGCCGACGTGGACGCGGGCACCGTCACCGCCGTGCTCGACGACCACAAGTCCGCCGACTCCGCGGGGTGGCGTACGCACACGGTGAAGCTCACCCTGCGCTCGGATGTCGACTGGCTGCAGTGGATGAAGTTCGACGGCAAAGGCCTGCAGCAGGCCACCTTCGCCGAGCACATCGAGAACGTCCTGCACACGATCGTCGACCCGGACCCGGCGACGATGCTCGAGGTGGCGTCGACGTTGCAGGCGTCGAAGTCGGCGCAGTTCTCACAGGCGACACGCCTCGACAGCGGAGACATCCAGTTGGCCTACCACGAGGAGACCAACGCGAAGGCCGGGAAGACCGGCAACGTCGAGGTGCCGCGCGAGTTCACGATCCTGGTGACGCCGTGGATCGGGTGCAACCCGGTCGACGTGAAGGCGCGGCTGAAGTACAACATCGACCGCGGTCAGCTCGCGATCGGCTACGCGTTGCTGCGGCCGGATCTGGTGAAGATCGACGTGTTCGACGGGATCGTGGACCGGTTGCGCGACCAGCTCACGGTGAAGAGCGTGTTCGCGGGTACGGCACCGCGGGCGTTGCGGTGAGTACGGATGCTGGGTCCTCGGCGCGTTCCGGCGCGCCGTGGGCCACCCCGGTCACCGGGCACGTGCACCTGGCGCCGCGCGTGGTCCAGCAGGCGGTTACCCAGCTGGAGGCCGTGCTGAAGTCGCCGGCCGCGTACGACCGCGCCATCCACGTGATCAACGATGTTCCGATCGCGACCGAGGCGCTGTGCTGCCTGCTCGACGTCGGACGGCACGTGCTTGCCGAGCAAGCCGCTGCCGAGGGTCAGCCGCTGCCGGAACTGCGGGACCGGTTCGCTGCCGAGCTCGACGGCCTGGCGTCGGAGTTCATCCACCCCAACGAGTTCGGCGGCTACGACGTCGACCACGCCCGGCTGGCCGAGATCGCGCACGAGTTCTTCGCCGAGGCACTGGCCAAGCGGACCGAAGAGGCCGACCTGCTCCGCGGCGAGATGATCAATTTGGTCGATCTGCCGCGCCAGCTGAAGAAGCTACATGGCCTGACACGCGCGATCGTCGCTGATCTCGCCGAGCGGTCGGTCGAATGGGACAACGCATTCGGCACGGGCGAAGGCGCACCGGGACCGCAGTTCCGGTCCATCGTCGACGAGTACCTTCCCGGCCTGCGGCAGCTGATCGCCAAGCAGGCAGCTGGGTCGCCCTCCGTACTCCCGTGTGGCTACGATGGCGACCGCGTAGAGAACGACGAAGTCACGGCAGACGAACACGAACGGCACTGCCAGTCGCCCGAGCCGCGTGTGTGGGACAACCCGGGCCTGATGCCGCCCCAGTCGATGAAGCTCCGCGACGGGCTCAACCACGTCTGGACACACTGCGTCAGCGACTGCTGGTCCACGTGGGACGACGACATCGGTTCGGTCCACCGGAAGTGGCCCCAGCTTGCTGCAGACGGCCTGCACCTGATGACGGTTGTCGAGAATCCTCCTGCCGGATTCCCGAAAACCATCGTCACATCGGGCGATCCCCAAGCAGCGCAAGACAAGCCAGACTCGGTGACGCCATGAGTGACAACAGCCGTATTGAATGGACCGACGCAACCTGGTCGCCGACGCTCGGCTGCACCAAGGTCTCCCCGGCGTGTGATCACTGCTACGCGATGAAGACCGTGCACCGGCTCTCGTTCAACCCGAACCCGAAGATCGAAGCAGCGGCCGAGGGTCTGACCGCGTACCGGCCCGGCCACGGCGTGATGTGGACCGGCGCTGTCCGCGAACTGCCGGACCGGTTGACCATCCCGTTGAAGTGGCGAAAGCCGCGCCGGATCTTCGTCGACTCCCAGAGCGACCTATTCCACGACCACGTGTCCGACGAGTTCATCGCCCGCGTGTTCGCCGTCATGGCGGCCACGCCCCGACACACGTATCAGGTGCTGACCAAGAGACACGCACGGATGCGATCGCTGTTGTCCAGCGAGGACTTCCGCGAGCGGATCTTCCTGGCCAGCAACCTGCCCCACGGTGACGTCCTCGAAGACGGCTGGCCCCTCCGGAACGTCTGGGTGGGCGTGAGCGTCGAGGACCAAAAATGGGCGGACATCCGGATTCCCGCCCTGCTCGACACCCCGGCGCGCGTGCGGTTCCTCTCATGCGAGCCGCTGCTCGGCCCGCTCACCCTGGGCCGGTGGTTCGACACGCCGCCATCGTGCGGGTGCGGCGTCCCGCCGGACGGGGCTCACGGCCCGGTTGGCTGCTCGCCTGGGTGCATGGTGCCGGAACCGTCCGGAATCGACTGGGTGATCGTCGGCGGCGAATCCGGCCACGGCGCACGGCCCATGCACCCCAACTGGGCACGCGGTATCCGCGACCAGTGTGTGACCGCCGGGATCCCGTTCCACTTCAAACAGTGGGGCGAGTGGGGCCCGGCACCGTGGGTCGTGCGCGTGTGTGACCCGGCAGTCGGCTGGCGAGGCACCGCCGAAGAACTCGCTGCGGCCAAGGCCGACGCCGAGGCGCGCGGCGCGACACACGCCTACGCCGAGTGGGCCCACGAGTACGGCCACGACCTCTACCAGCCGCCGCACAAGCCGTGGAGCGTCGAACGCGTCGACCCGATTGACGACCACCAGGCGCCCATGCGCCGATGGGGAAAGCACGCCGCCGGGCGCGAGCTCGACGGGCGAACCTGGGACGAATTCCCTGCGACGAAGCCATGACTGCCCTGGACCGCGTGCGGTGGATCTGGTGGACCCTCACCAGCTGGCGACGAGCACGACACCCAACCCGGCCCGCCGAACGACGAAACCTCGAAGCGCAGCAAGACGAGGACGACAGGAGGTGGACACCATGAACGAACCCACAGCGGGGCCGTGTCGCTGCTGCGGCAGGGTGATGGTGCACCAGCCGACCTACAACCGCGACCACTCGTGGCGCGACCGGGGCTACGTGCGGGTAGGCGGGCGCGGACTGTGCGGCGCCTGCCACACGCGACACCGGCGCCACGGAACTCTCCGCCGGTTTCCCCGCAGGGTCGTGTGCCCCCGCCGGCCGCTGCCGCCCGTCGAGCTGGCCCGACTCCGGGTGATGGTCGGCCTGCCCGCACTGGAGGCGTCGTGAGCCGCACCTTGGTTCGCTTGGAACCCCCGTACACGCGCAGTCTCGGGTCCTGCGCGGACAAGACACCGTTGACACGCGGCCCACGATTGATCCGGACCAGGGGGATGGGTCGTTGGCATCGTCCCCGCTCGGGGATTCACCTCAGCACGTTCGGCCGGACCGTGTTCAACGCGTGGTGTGGGCAGAGCATCCACGTCGGGGACGCGGTCACCGCGGCCGAGTTGCCGGTGGGTGAGCGCCTGTGCGGCACCTGCGAGGGCCGCGCGTGCGGTGCGGGCTACCCGTCCACTGGTTCGCCGTTGAACGCGGCGTTGCTGTTCGAGCCGTGGTCGTCCGCGCCGCCTCCGGCACGGTGCCCGAGCCGCCAGCTCAGTGTCTCGGACCGGTTCCCACACGGCGTGTTCGCGTGCCCGCTGTGTGGCGAGCCGACGCGGCTTCGGGCGGCGGGCGGCCCGTACTACTCCCGGCTCATCATCGAGGGCCACGCGCCCGGCCCCGGCCTGATCGCTCCGTGCCCGTTCCACAGGTGGGACTGGCCGTCGTTGCGTGATGGCGTCGCGCGCTGTGGCTGCGGTACACCGATTCGGGTGAGACAGCCATGAGCGGCAACCCACACAAGCCAGCACCGAGCACGCTGCAAACCCTCACCGGGGCGCACAGCACGGCGAACGCGGCCGCAACCCGGCGACGCTCCATCCTGGCCTGCCCCACCTACCCGGACCCGGCCGCGACCGCCGAGCTCGCCCGCGGTGACGCCGTAGCGCTCGTCGGCCTGGTCCGGGACGAGGATCCGCGCGTGGTTTTTGGCGCGCTGCAGTACTACACCCACGAGCAGCTGGCGGCGCTTGCCGTGGCCCTGGCGGCGATGGTGCCGCCGGACCGCAGCGCGGCGGACCTCCTCGCCTGGCTCGATCCCCTCGCAACCCAGGAGGTCGCGTAGATGCCCGACGAACGCACGTACATCAAGGTCCACGACGGCATCGAGGACCACCCGAAGATCATGGTGCTGTCGGACAAGTCGTTCCGGGTTCTCGTGACGACGTGGGGCTGGTCGTCGCGGTACACCACGGACGGGTTCATCCCCGAGTCCGTGTGGCACAAGCGCGCCAGCCCGAAGGTGCGAAAGGAGTTGGAACCGGGCCTGGTGCACCGGCCCGGCCACGCCTGTCCACGGTGTCCGGTCGTGCCGGAGGGGCACGTGCGGATGCACGACTACCTCGAGCACCAGCGCAGCGCCGACGAGATCGAGGATCTGAAGGCCACCAAGCAACGTGCCGGGCGGCTGGGCAACCATCAGAGGTGGCACCACGGGCACGGTGTCATCGACCCGGGGTGCGAGTTCTGCGTCCCAAACGGATCGCAGGACCGATCGCACGTGCGATCGCAGAAGGATCGCACCAGCGATCCCACAAGCGATCGCAAAACCGTCGCAGAAGGTTCGCAAAACGATCGCAAAACGATCGCAGAGACAGATACAGACAAAAGATCTACTTCCAGCGTGGTTACTTCTCGTAAGAGAAGTAACTTAACCGCGCGCGCGGATAGAGGCACGGGCGCGCGCGAGCAAGCCGAGATCCTCGCCGAAACCGCGCACACCCTCCCGGCCCACCGGCTCGTCGAGGCCTACGCCAAGACCTGCAACCGGCGCCCGCCCCGCAAGGTCCTGACCGAGCTCGCCCAGCAGGTCGACGCGCTCCTGGCCGAGGACTGGCCTCCCGAGCTCGTTACCCAGGCCCTCGACGCGTGGGGCGCGAAGGGCATGCACCCCAAGGCCCTGCCGTCCGTCGCGCACGAGGTCGCCAACAAGACCCGGGGCACACCCGGCAGCGGCGGCTACCGGTCCGCGACCGACACCGCGATCGAGGACTTCCTCAAACGCGGCAACCAGACCCCGGCCCGTGCGGCCATCGAAGGGAGCACGACGTGACCGAAGACGAGATCCGCGCGCTGCTCGCCGTCGCGATGTCCTACGACAACCGGCGCCCTGGCGACGCGAACGTCGCGGCCTGGCAGGAGTCCGCCGCCCGCGCGAAGTGGACCTTCCCCGAGGCCGTCAACGCGATCAAGGACTACTACACGAACACGACCGACCCTCGGCCGTTCGTGATGCCCAGCCACGTCACCGCAGCGCTGCGCCAGGGCCGCCGTCAGCCCGCGCCGTACACCGCGATCGAGTCGGCATCACCGGCCAGCGAAGAACACAAGCAGCGGATGAAGGCCCTGATCGGCGACCACTTCGCGATGCCCCGCGACCTTCGCAAGCCACTCACACGCCAGGAGCCAGCATGACCATTCGGGTCGGTGGCTGGATCGCCGACTGTTGCGCGGACCCGCCGTGACCGGCCCGCGCTGGCTCGACCGGTTCGAGTGGACACCCCACGGCTACGACCGGCGCGCCGACACCGACAACCCCCGCAACCGCACCTGCCCCTGGTGCGGAGCAGCCCCCGGCCACCCCTGCACCCGACTCACCCGCCGCAGCGGCCTCGTCGCCATCCACGGGTACCACGACGCCCGCAGCGCACCAGCCGATCAAGAACCCACCGAAGACACCGTTATTCGCCACGAGGAGCGCCCAACATGATCTCGCCGACCAACAGGGCCACGCGCTGCTGCCCGGTCTGCGAACGGCCCGTCACCGGCGGCGTCGTGCTCGACCAGAACTGCCTCGACGAGATCACCACATGCCTCACCCAGATCCCCGACCTGCTCACCGAACTCGAAGTCAACGCCACCCGCCAAGCCAAAGGCGGACCGCGCGGCTACGGCAGCCGATCCGCCGAAACCCCACTCCCATACGGACTCGCCGCCAGCAACCTGGTCACCCAGATCACCGCCAACCTCGTCCGCGCCGCCACCGCAGTGGCGCCCTACACCTGGCGGCCACCACTTCGATACATCCCGCCACCCACCACAGTCGACACAGCCACCCGATGGCTACTCACCCACAAAGACCAGATCCGCCACCATCCACGCGGCGAGAAGCTCTACGACCTGATCACCACCGCCCGAGCTCGCGCACTCACCGTCATTGACCGGCCCGCCGACCTCTTCCCGGCCGGCCAATGCGGCGCCGAACTCGACGACGGCACCACCTGCCCAGAAATCCTGTACGGCGACCCAGACCGCGCCACCGTCCGCTGCCGATGCGGCGCCCAACACGACATGGACCGAACGTGGATGCTCGAAGCCGCACGCGACCAAGCCTGGACAGCAGCAGAAATCGGACGCGCCATCCCCGACCTCACCGCAGCCATGGTCCGCGGCTACGCGAACCGCCGCCGACTCACCGCCTGCGGCAGCCGCATCATCGGCCCCGGCCGAGCCATCCCGATCTATCGCGTCGGTGACCTGCTCGACATCCTCAACGCGAGCCTGCTTGCCGGTTGATCAGCGCGAACGGTACTGTGAGTCACAGTCAGGAGCAGTGTCCGACAAAGACCGGTTGCTCCGCCCCTCGGTAACACCCAACATCAGCCAGCCCCGGCATATGGCGGCCGGGGCTTTCGCATGCCGAAGGGCGGAACCCGTGAGCGAGATCATCCTGCCGATCTACGTCCGGATCGACGACGCCGAAGTCCAGATCGGGCAGCTCGAAGTCGAGCCCGGCGTCTCGGCCGCAGCCCACCTCGATCCGTTCGCGCTGGTCAACATCCGCAACACCATCGAGCCCGAGCCGGAGGACTGAGCCGTGGCACGCACCGCACGCACCCCCATCACCGCCGCGAACGGCGGAACCACCCTGACCGCAACCACTGCCAACGCCGACGGCGAGATGTGGGTCTACAACGGCGGCCGCAACAAGCTCGTCGTCATCAACGGGTCCGGCGGATCCATCAACGTCACGGTGCTCACCCCTGCCGCCAAGACCACACCGGACGGTCTTGACATCCCCGACCGCGTCATCGCCGTCCCCGCCGGACAAACCAAGATCATCCGCGAGTCCGACTCGGCACTGCGCGACGACGGCATGGTCTGGGTCGAGTACTCCGCCGTCACCACCGTCACCGCCTACCTGCTGCAGGACTGAAGGAGACACCGTGCAGAAGCCGAGCGTCGGCCGAATCGTCCACTACGTCAGCTACGGCACACCCGGCGGCGAGTACGGATCCTGCTGCCGTGCAGCGATCGTCACCGACGTGGACAACTACCAACCCGCCAGCCCTGACGACGACATCCACATCGGCCACGTGGGCCTGGCCGTGCTCAACCCGACCGGGATGTTCTTCAACCCGACAGTTCTGCAGGACGAGGACAGGAAGTCCGGCGGCACCTGGCACTGGCCCGAGCGAGTCTGATCATGGTGTCCACCGCGAAGCCCGTCACCCTCCCGGTCCGAGTCGTCGTCGACCTGCCGATGGCATGGCGCCATCACTGCGGACACCTCAACCCCGGCGCCCACCACGACCACTCGGTTTGCGCAGGCTGCAGCGCCGACGCACCAGCGCACACAGTCGACGCCCGCTACCTGCTGGTCGAGTACGGAACCTGATGGGCAGGGCACTCAGCCCATGCTCAACACCAGGCTGCCCCGAGCTCACCCCTCGCGGCCGGTGCACCACCTGCACACGACAGGCAGAGCAGACCCGAGGCACAGCACACCAACGTGGATACGACCGAGGGCACGACCGGTTCCGCCGAGCTGTGATCCGACGCGATCCGATCTGCAAGCTGTGCGGTGCCGCACCGTCCCGGGACGCAGACCACCACCCCCTCAGCAAGAGGGACCTGGTCGAACGCAGGCTCAATCCCAACGATCCACGCTACGGACGCGGCCTGTGCCACCGATGCCACTCAAGCGAGACCGCCGCCCACCAACCCGGCGGGTGGCATGCCACATGATCAACCCTTGTCCACAAGGGACCGGGGGAGGACCCCCAACCCCCCGGGGGGCCAGACCGCCGGGGAGGGCTCTGGAAGGTCTGACGGGTTCAGAAATCACTCCCGCCGTGACGCGACGTCGCGGTGTGTCGTGCCGCGCGACGCGGCGTTGAGGAGGGACCGCCATGAAGGGTGGCGCTCGCGTCAACAGTGGTCCGCCGCCGGACCCGAACGCGATTCGTCGAGGTCGGCAGGGTGACGCGGACACGTGGACGTGGCTTCCGCAGGAGGGTTTCGCTGGGGCGATCCCGGACTGGCCGCTGCTGGATGATGTCACGCTCACCGCGCGTCGGGACATGATGTTGGACAAGGCGGCCGGGCTCGCTGATGAGCTGGCCGACGCGACCGATGATCGTGTCCGTGGTCTGGTGCAGCGTCGGCTCGACTCCGCCAATGAGCGGATCCGGATCTTGGATCAACAGATCGATGCTCAACGGGATCTTGAGCAGTCGATGTGGCACCAGCTGTGGCGGACACCGCAGGCGTTCGTGTGGGATCAGCAGCGCTGGCTGCGTGAGGTCGCTCAGTACGTTCGGCACAAGGTGCTCGCCGAGCTGGGCTCAATGGCCGACGCGAAGGAAGCACGGCAGTGGTCGGACCGGCTGGGCCTGAACCCCGCGGCGATGCTGCGTAACCGGTGGCGCGTCGTCGACGGCGTGGTCGCGAAGCCGGGCGGGCAGCAGCAGTCGGCGCCGAAGCGGGAGTCGGCGCGGTCACGGCTGACGGTCGTGTCCAATGACGACGACGAAAGCTGACGAGTACGTCGTCAACTTCCCGACCCTGTGGATCGTGCCGGACTGGATCGAGCAGCACTGCATCGTTCCGGACCGGTTCCAGAAGGGTCAGCCGTTCGAGCTGTACGACTGGCAGTTGTGGTGCACGGTCAACCACTACCGGGTCAAGCCCACGGCGAAGTTCGGCCAGCTCTCGACGGCGTTCTTCTATCGCCGGTCGCTGATCGTCGCTCCGCAGAAGACCGGTAAAGGTCCGTGGTCGGCGGCGATCGTCGCTGCCGAGGCGTGTGGGCCGGTCGTGTTCGCCGGGTGGGCGGAAGAGGGCGACGTCTATCGCTGCGAGGATCACGGCTGCTATTGCGGCTGGGAGTACGAGTATCAGCCTGGTGAGCCGATGGGCAGGCCGTGGCCTACACCACTGATCCAGCTCACGGCTACCTCCGACGACCAGACCGACAACGTCTACCGGCCGCTTAAGGCCATGGCACGTGCGTGGCCGCTCAACCAGATGATGCGGGTCGGCGAGGAGTTCATCCGGATCGGCGACGACGGCCTGATCGACACGGTTACCTCGTCCGCGTTGTCCCGGTTGGGTAACCCGATCAACTGCGCGTTGCAGGACGAGACCGGGCTGTACACCGCCACGAACAAGCTGCTGAAGGTCGCGGAGACTCAGCGGCGCGGTGCCGCGGGTATGGGTGGCCGGTCGATGGAGACCACGAACCCGTGGGATCCCGCCGAGGACTCGGTGGCACAACGCACCTATCAGTCCCTGCGGCCGGACATCTTCAAGTTCTACCGGATCCCGCCGAAGAACTTGTCGTACCTGGACAAGCGGGAACGGCGAAAGATCCACGCCTACGTCTACAGAGGATCCCTCCATGTGGACTTGGACGCGATCGAGGCCGAGGCTGCCGAGCTCATCGAGAAGGATCCAGGGCAGGCAGAGCGGTTCTTTGGCAACAGGGTCGTTCCCGGCACGGGCTCGTGGTGTGACGTTCGCAAGTGGGACGATCGCAAGGTCAAGGCTCCTCGGTCGGTACCGCGCAAGACGCAGATCGTGCTCGGCTTCGACGGGTCGGACACCGACGACTGGACCGGCTTCAGGGCCGAAACCCAGGACGGTTACCAGTTCACACCGACGTTCGGGTCGGACAAGCGGCCAACGGTGTGGAATCCGGCCGATCATGGCGGGCAGGTACCGCGGCTTGAGGTCCGTGCGGCGCTGGATGAGCTGTTCGAGTTCTTCACGGTGATCCGGATGTACGCCGACCCACCGGACTGGGAAACCGAGATCGACGACTGGGCTGCCGCCTACGGCGAGAAGCGCGTCCTGCGGTTCTCGACCTTCCGGTGGATCCAGATGCACGCGGCGGCCGAGCGGTTGCTGACCGATGTGACCAAGCAAGACAGCACGTTCTCGCACGATGGGTGTGGGATCGCGTCGGATCACGTGGCGCACACGAGGAAGTCCGCTCGGCCAGGGAAGCCGCCGCGGTACGTGCTGGAGAAGGCAAGCCAGACTGAGAAGATCGACCTGACGGTGTGCTCGATCCTCGCCCACGAAGCCGCCGGTGACGTGACAGCGGCGAAGTTGTGGAAACCGGCGCGAAAGCTCGTTGTGATGCGGTGAAGGGGGCGAGATGGCGGTCCCCAGCACGGACCTCGAATGGGTCAACTACCTGGCTCGTCGGCACGATGCCGAGAAGCCGGAGCTCGAGGCGTACGACCGGTACTACGAGGGCACGCAGCCCCTGACGTACATGCATCCGGAGATCCTGCGGGAGGTGCAGGATCGGATCTCGCCGGTCATCATCGCGTGGCCGCAGCTGATCGTCGACTCGGTCGAGGAGAGGCTGGACGTCGAGGGTTTCCGGACGCCGGACCAGGAATCTGCGGACGACGACCTGTGGCGAGTGTGGCAGTCCAACGACCTGGACGAGCAGAGTCAGCTCGGTCATCTCGACGCGTTGACGATGCGCCGGGCATATGTGTGTGTCGGGTCGAACGAGGACGACGAGGACACGCCGCTGGTGACGGTCGAGTCGCCGCTGGAGATGTTCGCTGACGTGGACCCGCGCACCCGCAAAGTGCGCGCGGCCCTGCGCCGGGTTGTCGAGGAAGACTCCTCGGCGCGGACAAACGAGCGGTACGCGACCTTGTACCTGCCCGATCGGACGGTTTGGTACCAGTGGTCCGGCGAATGGAAGGTCGAGGACGTTGACGAGCACCGGCTCGGCGAGGTCCCGGTCACGCCGCTGGTGAACCGCGGCCGGACGACCAGGATGGTGCGGAATGCCCGCGGCAACGCCATCCGGTACGGGCGGAGCGAGCTCGCGCCGGTGATTCCGCTGGCGGACGCGGCGAACAAGCAGGCGACGGACATGATGATCGCCAGCGAGTTCGTTGCGCTGCCGCTGCGCGGTTTCTGGGGCATCACGCCTGAGGACCTCGTTGACCAGGACGGCAACCGGATCACCGCACTGCAGGCCATCATGGGCCGGTTGTTGACGCTGGCGGACACCGAGGGCAAGCAGTTCGAGTTCCCGGGCGCCAGCTTGGACAACTTCGTGAAGACGCTCGACTCGCTGGCCAAGATGGTCGCGGCGATCGCTGGTCTTCCCCCGCACTACCTCGGTCACGCCGCCGATAATCCGGCCAGCGCCGAAGGCATCCGGTCGGCGGAGTCGCGGCTGGTGAAGCGGGCTGAGCGGAAGCAACGGGCGTTCGGTGGCGCGTGGGAGCGGACGGCGCGGATCGTGCGCCGGTTCCAGGAAGGTGACTGGGATCCGGCGCTGCGCCGGTTGGAGACGATTTGGCGTGATGCGTCTACGCCGACCGAGGCCCAGAAGGCCGACGCAACGGTGAAGAAGTTCCAGGCGAAGATCATCACTCTTCGGCAGGCGCGGGAGGATCTCGGCTACACCGATCCGCAGATCACGCGCATGGAGAAGGACGACGAGAAGGAAGCGCAGCGCGATCCGGTCGCCGAGATCGCTCGTGGCCTGGCCGACCGCGTCCCGGTGTCCGAACCCGACATCCCGCCGGCCGATCCCGAGGGGGCGCCGGTCGTTGATCGTGTTCCGGCATGAGCGCGCTCGAGGTGGCCGAGCGCCACTACCGAGAGCGGGCGCGGGTTGTGGCCGCCGCATCCGCAGCGGCTACACGCATGTGGCGGGAGGTCGGCGAGTTCGACGAGTGGCGGTCTCGGCTCGCCGAGCTGCTGGTCGTGCTGACCGGGGCGCAACAGTCCGCGGCGCAGCAGGCTGATCGGTATCTCGACCGCGTGCTTGGCACGCAGAACATCGACCCGGACGCGGTCGGCCTGGTTCGGCCGCAGGCAGTGGCCGGAGTCGCTTCCGATGGCCGTGAGCTCGCCACCCTGCTCGCTCAGCCGATCACGGCGGCCAAGCTCGCGGTCGCTGCGGGGGCATCACAGGTCGAGGGCCTGGCCGTCGGGCTCGCGACGCTGCAGATGCTCGTGCGGACACAGGTCGCTGACGCGGGCCGGGCAGCGGACACGGTGGCGATGGTCGCTCGGCCGAATGCCGGTGGTTACACCCGGATGACAGTCGGCAAGTCGTGCGCTCGGTGTGTGATCCTCGCGGGCCGCTGGTACCGGTGGTCGGCGGGGTTCAAGCGGCATCCGCAGTGCAACTGCACGATGGTGCCCAGCCGTGAGGCGCTGGCTAGTGACCTCCGGATGGACCCGAGACGGCAGATCGAGGCCGGGCTGGTGACCGGGTTGAGCCAGCGTGAGCGGGAAGCGATCGCGCTGGGCGCGGACCCGTCGCAGGTGGTCAACGCTCAGCGCGGTGTGAAGACCGCTGGCGGCGTCGAGTCCACCACGACCGGCACGACACGGCGTGGTGTCGCCGGTGCGCGGATCCTCGCGCGGGACCTCGTCCGTGCTGGGGGGCAGGACGTGACCGAGCAGACATTCACCAACCTCACGCTGGACCGGCTCACCACTGCGGGCAGATTGGCCGAGCTGCAGCAGAGGGGTGAGACCTTCACCCGGCTCACCAAAACCGGGCGGGAGCAGCAGTACGCGTACCGGTTCGCCCGGTCGCCGCGGCTCACGCCCGACCAGATTCTTGCCTCGGCGTCCAGCCGAGACGAGGCAATCCGGCTGTTGACCAACAACGGCTACATCATCTGACCGGGACGCGACGTCACCGGTCCACAGAGGAACGGTCGCGATGACCCTACCCGCACCACAAACCGATCCACCACCACAGCAGCCACCGGCGGGCGACCCGCCACCGGCTACCGATCCACCGCAGCCGCCGCCCGCGAGCGACCCGCCGGCCGATAAGGACAGCGGTCAGCTCGGCCCAGCTGGGCTGAAAGCACTCCAGGCCGAGCGTGACGCGCGCAAGGCGTTGGAGAAGCAGCTGTCGGACCTGGCGCCGCTCGCTGACTTCGTGCAGCAGTTGCGTTCCGGAAAAGGCGTTCCGGACTCGCAGAAGAGCGATGTCGAGAAGCTCGAAGAGCGGATCGCGGCGGCCGAGAAGACCGCGAACGACGAGCGTGAGGCGCGGTTCCGGCTCCAGGTGGCCAACACGAAGGGGCTCACACCGGAGCAGGCCGCACGGCTGCAAGGCAAGACCCTGGAAGAGCTGACCAACGACGCTGACGCGCTGCTGGCGGCGTTTCCGAAGCAGGCGGCCACAACCGACCCGCCACCGTCGACAACGCCAAGGCCTGATCCGTCCCAAGGGCAGCGCGGACCGGTCGACATCGACGCGCTGATCGCCGAGGCCGAGAAGACCGGCAACGTCCGCGAATCCATCCGCCTGAAGCAGGCGAAAGCGCTTCAGAACCGCACTCAGTGAGGGCCAGCCCGGCTGTGCCCGACAACCAAGGAGGAACACCGCCATGGCGGGTATCACCGGGCAGGGAACCACGTTCAACCTGCCGAACTTCGTCGGCGAGCTGTTCGCCGTCACGCCCACCGACACGCCGTTCCTGTCGATGATCGGCGGGCTGTCGGGCGGCGAGCGCGCGAACAGCACACTGTTCCAGTGGCAGGGCTACGACCTGCGCGACGCCGACGAGAACCGGCAGCGGGTCGAGGGCGCGAACGCGCCGACCGCTGAGTCGCGGGTCCGGTTCAACCAGACCAACGTGGTCGAGATCCACCAGGAAGCGGTCGAGGTCAGCTACACCAAGCAGGCCGCGACCGGCCAGTACAACTCGACCGGCTCCAACCACCCCGGATCGGTCGGAATCTCTGGCGCCAACCCGGTGCTGGACGAGCTGGACTGGCAGGTGCAGCGGCACCTCGAGCAGATCGCTCGGGACGTCGAGCGCTCGTTCATCGTCGGACAGTTCCAGAACCCGTCCGACAACAACACGCCGCGCAAGACCCGCGGGATCATGCAGGCCACCGCGACGAACGTGTCCGCTCTGGGCACGCTCAAGGGCACGGCGACGATCGCCGCCTCCAACGAGACGTTCACGCTCTCGGCGCACGGCATGGCCAACGGCACCGCGGTGACCGTCACCAACCTCACCGGTGGCGCCGTGGGTGTGCTCAAGGAGAACGAGCTCTACTACGTCACCAACACGGCGACGAACACGTTCACGCTGGCCCCCAAGGCGGGCGGCTCGACGATCGCGTTCTCTGTCGACGGTGGCGCCGATGTCTACACCGCGACCCAACTGACCGAGGCGATCCTCCTGGATCTTCTGCAGGACATCTGGACGTCGGGCGGGATCCAGGTGTCGGAGACCGCGACCCTGATGTGCGGCGCCACAGCCAAGAGGCGCCTCACGAAGGTCTTCATCACAGACAAGGGTTTCCAGGAGCAGTCCCGCACGGTCGGCGGTGTCCGCTGCATGACGATCGAAACCGACTTCGGCACGCTCAACCTGGTGCTCAACCGGTACATGCCGACCGCGGCGATCCAGGTCGTGTCCGCCGAGGAGTGCGCACCGACATTCCTCGACATCCCCGGCAAGGGCTTCCTGTTCCAGGAGCCGCTCGCCAAGGTCGGCGCGGCGGACCGCCAGCAGATCTACGGCGAGGTCGGTCTCAAGTACGGCAACGAGAAGAAGCACGGCAAGCTGCTGCGGGTGTCGGCATGAGCCGCCGGTTCGAGTGTGTCCGCTTCCCTGAAGGCGTGGCGCATATCCGCACCGAGTCCGGGAACCTGGTCGAGTTCCGCGACGGCTTCGCCGACGTCGACGATGATGGCCTGGCCGACGAGTTGCTCGCCGTGCCGGAGGTCTTCGGCGTCACGGAGCTCGACTACGGCGACCGCTCGAAGGAACCCGAGCAGAACGGCGACAACGACCCCGCCGACGACCCCGCCGACGACTCCGCCGACGACGCTGACGCGTCCGACGAGGACACCGGCGACAGCAGCGACGCCGAGGGCTCTGGAGACGGTCGACCGGTTGTGCGCGCGCCCAAGGAGGAATGGGTGGCGTACGCGGTCGGCCAGGGCCTGAGCCAGGACGAGGCCGAGGCCATGTCCAAGCAGGAACTGATCGATCTGCTGAAGGGGTGACTGATGGCCGACATGCTCGCGACCGAGGGCGACCTGCAGAAGCTGATCCCGACGGTCGGGCTGGACACCGCGAAGGTCGTGCTGGAGGCGGCCACCGCGGTGGTCCAGGACGCGGCCGGGCAGCGCATCGTCAGGGTCGTCGACGACGTCGCGAGCATCCTCGGCACCATCGAGTCTTGGCTGCAACTGCCGCAGCAGCCGGTAGTCACGGTCACGGCGGTCGCGCTCGACGGCGCGGCCGTCACCGACTACAAGCACCACGGGTCACGGCTGTGGCGGCGGGAAGGCTGGCAGGCCAACCTCTACGAGCCGTCCACAGTCGAGTTCACCTACACCCACGGGTACGCGTCGACCGACCAGAAGCTGCAGCTGGCTCGGTCGGCAACGTGGATGCTGGCCAAGGGCGTGGTGTCGAACCCGACGATGCTGCAGTCGGAATCGCTGGGTGACTACTCCTACGCGTACCAGCAGATGGCCGCGCAGATGGAGGCCAGCCCGAACCTGCAGAAGTCGCTACGCCGCGCGTACGGCATCCGCGCCGGGCTGGTCCGGATCGGAGGATCGTGATGGACGACGTCAGGCCGACCACCGTGTGGTCCAAGTTCGACGGCAAGCCGTTCCCGCCCTGCGGGCCGATCGAACGGGCCGCCCTGCTCGCCGAAGGGCACCTGTCCGAACCGCCTCAGGAGGTGGACGATGCTGGCGAACCTGTTGACGCAGACGGCGGAGATCTTCAGACCGACGACGACGCAGGACAGGCACCAGAACCAGCAGGACGTGTGGCCGACGATCCCGACGTCGACGAAGCCGTGCCGCCTGCAACAGGTCGTCGGCCTGGAGGACAGTGACGGCCGAGACCTGTCCATCAGCCAGTGGAAGCTGTACCTGCCGGCCGACGCGGCCATCACTGAGAAGGATCGCGTCCGAGTCGGCGCCGATGTCTTCGAAGTGACCGCGGTGTACCCGGTGCCCTCGCCGCGGCTCGGCGCCACGCACCATCTGCAGTGCATGGTCACCACTTACTCGGGAGGTGTCGCATCGTGAGCAGCGCGCGGTTCGAGATCAACCCGGGCGCGATCGAGGCGATCCTGCACGGACCGCAGTCGATCGCACAGAAGAAGCGCCAGGGCGACAAGCTCGCCGACGCGTGGCGCGGGAACATCAACCGCATCACCGGCGCGACCGACCGGTCTATCGAGGTCGAGGTGCAGGGGTTCGAGGTGACGGTCGCGGCCGACACGTCCCGGGATCCCGAGTCGGCGTGGGTGTACCTGGAGTACGGGACCTCGAGCATGAGGGCGCAGGCTCCTGGCCGGCGCGCGATCCGGCGGCGGTGACGTGGTGACGCAGTGGCCGGTCGTCGTGATGCCGGACCCGACACAGCTGCTCATCGACCTGTTGTCCGCGCATCCCCAGCTTCCAGCGAGGTTGTCAGGCAAGGTCAGCAGCGAGTTGCCCCCAGACTTTCCAGAAGGCCTGCCGCGGCTTCAGGTGCGGGCGGTACCTGGTGCCGGGGCGCGGCCGGTGAAGATCCGGGTCGGACAGACCGCATTCGATCTCAACTCCTACGCGGTCACCGTGGACGAGGCTGAGCACAATGGCCGCATCGTCGCAGCGATCGTCCAGTCCCTCGTGGGAAAGTCGACGGCGAACGGCGGCATCGTCGACGTCGAGGTCACCGAACCGTTCCCGATTCCCGACGTGACCACCGCGGAACGCTGGGTCATTCCAGCGATCATCGCGTACCGCCCTATTTAGTGTCCGGTTCGGACGACCGGCATCCATTGTCAAACAAGGAGATCTCTCATGCCTCCGAGCACGAGTGGGCTGCTGGTCGGCAAGATCGGCAGCATCATGATCGCGCCGTACGGGACCACCGCCCCGTTCACGATCCCGCCGAGCGGGTCGTTCGACATCGCCGCCGCGGTCCTGCCGGGCGCCTGGACCGCGGCCGACCTCGGCTACCTGCACGAGGACGACACGCCAGAGTTCGGATTCGACGCGAGCTCGTCGACCATCACGGCGTGGCAGGCCAACGGCAACGTGCTGCGCACCCTGCTCAACAGCAAGATCCGGTCCGTGAAGTTCAGCTGCCGCGAGTTCAACCGTCGCGTATGGGCACTGCAGGAGCCGGGCACGGTCTGGACGACCGGCGCCAACGGTTCCTACTCCGCCTCGATCCCGGCCAACGGAGGCAATCCGCCCCGCGCGGGCCTGTTCGAGCTCAACGACCTGGACGTCGGATTCAAGGTCTGGTGGTACATCCCCCGCATGACCGTGTCCGCGTTCGGTGCGTTCAAGGCCGCGAACCAGGACACCATGAACGCCCAGTTCACCCTGAACTTCGAGGCGGTCAACTCGACCGACCCGCTGTACTACCTGGCCGGCAACCACCCTGGGTTCGCCGCCTGATCCCCGGGGCGCGTCCGCTGTGCGGCCGGCGCGCCCCGGCCCCACCTTCTGCCGCACGAGCCGCACAGAGAGAAGCCGCACATGGGCAGGAAAAAGCGACGTGGTCCACGGCCGGACCTGAAGGCGCCGCTCGGTGAGAACCAGGTCGAGGCCGAAGCACGCCAGGGTGTCATCGCGTTCACGTGGCGGGGGGTTGAGATCCTCGTCGATGTGACCGCGATCGAGTACGGCCGTGGCGCGTTCGCGCTGCGCCTGGTCGACAACGAGAATCTTCCGATCATGACCCGGGTCAACGCGGCTCTGGACATCTTCGAGGCCGCGATCGGCCAAGAGCAACTCGCCGCCGTCGTCGCGGTCGCGCCCCGTCTGTTCGACGACGTCGAGACTCTGACGAGCTTCTGGGGCGAGTTCAACAAGGCACTGCACGGCGCCGAACCGGGGGAATCCTCGGCCTCCTGAGTCTCCTGGACGACCAGGAGATTCAGGAGGCACTGGAGTACGACCTGCTCGGCCTCGGGCAGGACCTGCGTGACCTCTACACCAGCGACATGTCTATCAGGCGCTTCCGCGTCATCGTTCGTGGTTTGCCTGGCAGCTCCCGGCTTCACCGCGTGGTCCAGCGGCGCATGGAGGCCGAGGGCGTCGCGCCGACGCCCATCGAGCACCTGCCCAGCGACGCGTGGTCCACTGCCGAGCATCTACTCGCGACCGTCGCGGACAAGATCGAAGCGCTGACCTGGATGCAGGCTGACGCGAAATCACGCGGCCCCGCGCCGAACTGGCTGGCTCGGCCTGGTCAGACGGCACGGAAACCCAAAGGCGCCAGTGCATGGTTCGCCGGGCTCGGCTTGGGAGACACGCCAACGACTACCTGACGGAGGTGAGCCGTGGCGCGTGGGGTCGAGATCGGCCGCGGCTACATCGCCGTCGACGTGGACGAGGGCGGCGCCCGAGCCGCGCTCCGCTCGTTCGTCGGGTTCGCCGGGTCGGCGTTCAAGGCCGCCGCCGCCTCGGCCGCCGTCCTGATCGGCGCGGCTGCCAAGGTCGGCGTCGAGTTCAACTCGATGAAGGAACAGGCCACCGTCGCCTTTAACACGCTGCTCGGCAGCGGCGAGAAGGCGAAGGTGTTCCTCGAGGACCTGACCAAGTTCGCGGCTCAAACCCCGTTCGAGCTGCCCGGCCTGATCGACAATGCCAGGTCGCTGCTCGGCGTCGGCCTGGCCGCCGACAAGGTCATCCCCACGATGGGGGCGCTCGGCAACGCGGCCGGCGCGCTCGGCCTGAACCAGGACGCGTTCAACCGGGTCATGATCGCGACCGTCCAGGCGATGGGCAAGGGCAAGCTGCAGGGCGACGAGCTGCTGCAGATGGTCGAGGCCGGTATCCCGGTCTGGAACCTGCTGTCCAAGGCGACCGGCAAGACCGTGCCGGAGCTGCAGAAGCTGTCCGAGCAGGGCAAGCTGCTCAGCGCGGACGTGCTGCCGAAGCTGTTCGACCAGATGAACAAGGACTACGGCGGCGCCATGGCCGCGCAGTCCAAAACCCTCGCGGGACAGTGGTCATCGCTCAAGGACAACGCCCGGATCCTCGCGGGCAGCGGCTTCAAGCCGATCTTCGACGAGGCCAAGAACGTTGTCGGCGCGCTCGGCGAGCTGGCCGCGTCGGACGGTGCGAAGAAGTTCGCCGAGGACTTCGCGGCTGACCTGCAGAAGGGCATCGGCGCGGCGAAGATCTTCGGCACCAATCTCAAGGCCGAATTCGGTGACGACGCTCGCCGGGTCTTCCGCCAGTTGAAAGAATCCGGTGGCGAGGCCTGGGCCTCGTTCAAGGCCGATGGCGTGCCCACGCTGAAGGCGCTGGCGCAGGCGGCGATGAGCGTGCTGCCCGCCCTGCTTCAGCTGGCCCAAGCTGCTGGCGGTGTGCTTGTCGCCGTGCTGAAGGCGGCGCAGACCGTGCTCCAGGCGGTCGCGGACAACGCCGACGAGTTCGCGTCGGGCATCCAAACCGCGGCGAGCGTGGTCGGTGCGATCGCTGGCCCAGCGATCAAGGTCTTTGGTGCCGTGCTGCAGGTGGTGGCCGACGTGCTGGCAGCGGTCGTCCACCTGATCGGTGACCTGTCCGGACCGCTCGGTGTGGCGACTGGTGTCGTGCTCGCCTCGGTGGTCGCGTGGCGGCTTCTGTCCACTGTGATGGGTGGGGTCAAGACGGCGGTTGACGCCGTGAAGCCGTCCACGATCGCGGATGCGTTCGGCAACGCCTCCAAGAAGATCGACAACGCTGCGTTGTCGGCGGGCGTCATGACCGAGAAGTTCACCGGCTCGGCGACCGCTGGCGAGAAGGTGGCGACGGCAGGTTCTCGCGTGGGCAACGCTCTCCTGAAAGTCGGTACTGTGCTGCCGGTCGTCGGTCTCGGCGTCGCAGCGTTGGGTGGGTTGTTCGAGCTGACAAGCCAGAAGGCGCGCGAGCTCGAGCGGTCCGCGGGCGACATCGCCAAGGGGCTCGTCGCTGGCGGGTCGTCAGCCAAGCAGGCCGCGAAGGACCTCGCCGAGCTGGAGAAGAAGGCCGCCGACGCACAGCGTGAGCTCGACGAGTTCTACAAGCTGCAGCGCACCAACATCGAAGGCGGCGACGCCGGTGTGGCCGCCGCACAGAAGCAGAACCTCGACGATCTCAGAAACGCGGTCGGCAAGGCCAAGACCGAATACGACAACCTCGTCAAGTCGCTCGGCCCGGTCGGTGTGGCGCAAGCGCGGGTGTCGCAGGCACAGCAGGACTACAACGCCGCGGTACAGACGTACGGCCCCACGTCGTCGCAAGCGCTCAGTGCTCAGCGGCTTCTGGTGATCGAGACGGAGAACCTCGAGAAGCAGCAACGGCAGGCGGCGGACGCGACGCGTAGCCACACGCAGTCGCTGTACGAGCTCGCATCGCAGGCGCTGGCGGCTGCCAATGCCGACTTGCAGTTGCGGCAATCGCGGGTCGCGATCACTGAGGCGCAAAAGGCGTACACCGACGCGGTCAAACTGCATGGCATCAGCAGCAACGAAGCCGTGCAGGCCGAGCTCAACTTGGAGGCCAGCATCCTGCGGGCAGCTGAGGCTGCGCGGCAGAAGGCTATCGCTGACAACGCGGGCAAGTCGTCGTCCGATCAAGCGAAGGCAGCGAATGCCGCGTATGCCAACGAGTTGTTGCGGATGGCTTCGGCGGCCGGAGACGCTGCTCCGGCGAGTTTGCAGCGGTTGATCGGTGGCTTGTCCGCGGCCGAACTGCAGGCGCTGGGCGCGAAAGTCAAGATTGACGCGTTCGGCAATGCGGTCATCAGCGTGCCCGGCCAGAAAGACGTCAAGATCACCGCTGAGAACGCTGCGGCGCTCAAGGAGGTCGCGGCAGTGCAGGACGCACTGTCGGAGGCGCAGCGGCGCGCGGTCATCACGATCCAGGTACGGCAGGCCCGTGCCGCGACGATCGGTGAACTACCCGGTGGCGGCATGGCGTTCTCGAACCCCAGCGCGCGGGTCAAGGCCGTGGGTGGTGCGATCCGGGCGGACGGCGGCGCGTACACGGTCGGTGAGCGCGGCCCGGAGATCATCTTCCCCGACCGAGCGGGGTACGTGGCGACGGCAACGCAGTCGAAGTCCATTCTCGACAACCTCGGCCGGAACCCCGGCAAGATCGAACAGAACAACTACTTCACCGCTCCCATGGACGAGGCCGCGTACGCGGCGCAGGCATCGCAGCGCATGGCGTGGCTGGCCAAGACGGGAGGCCGCTGATGCCGACCCCATTGGACACCACGTTCGCCGTTGGCGGGGTGACGTTCGGTGTGTTCCCGTTCGTCGACGGCAACGGCGTCGAGTGGCAGGGGGATGCTGTCGACGGCTGGTACGAGTCACCTGGGAGGAAGCTCTCACAGGCGTCCCGGCCGGCCGACGACGGCGTCTACGACGGGCAGTCCTACAGCGAGGCGCGCGTCATCACACTGGAGGGCGCGGTGCTCGCGCCGACCCGTGCGCTTTCCGATGCGGCGAACGACACGTTCAACGCGCTGCTCACCTCCGGTGCGAAAGAAGTCCTGACGGTGGTCGAGCCGTCGTGGACGCGGCAGTGCGCGGTGCAGCGCGCGGCCGGCAAACCGGAAGTACAGCGGGTCAACGAGTTGCATTGGATCTACCAGCTGCAGCTCGTGGCGCCTGATCCACGCAAGTACTCGTCAACCGTCCGTTCGGTGAGCACCGGGCTGGCGAAACCAGCGGCAGGTGGCGTCCAGTGGAACGGGCCTACCGGCACCACCGGTGTCCAGTGGAACGGCCCCGCCGGGACCGCGGGGGTGCTGTGGCAGTCGGTGTCCGGCACGAGCGGTGTCATGACGATGACGAACGCGTGGGCGGCGAAGACGCCGATCGTCTTCACCGTCACCGGCCCGGCGGTGAATCCGAAGATCACCAACCTGCTCACACAGGAAGTCATCCAGTGGCAAGGCACGCTCACCGCCGCGGACACACTGGTGATCGACACCGGAACCGGCCGGGTGACGCTGAACGGCGTCAAGCGCAAGACGATGCTCCGCTTCGACTTCTTCTCACTCGGTCCATTGCAGACCGTCAACATCCTGTTCCAGGCAGACGCCCCGACGTCCCCTGCCGCGCTGCTCACTGGGCAGTGGCGCGACGCGGCTATCTAGGAGGAGGGCCGGATGCCCACCACAACGAACCTGGCGGCGATCACCAACGGGGACCTCATCCCGCTGTTGGACGACGCGGGCGGCGGCAGTTACACCCAGGGCCGCAACAACGCCAAGGACATCCGGCAGGGCCTGGTGAACGTGCTGGCCGCGCCGAACGGCGGCGCATACACGCGCCGCGCTGGCGTGCTGCCGACGACGTACAACAACAGCGGGAAGTACTGGTCGGACCTGCGGGTCGCCGGACAGGGCTCACCGAGCACCTCGATCACGCTCGGTGCCGGGCAGATGGTCCTGCCGCGGACCGGGCAGGGCTACTACCTGCTGTCGCTCACCCAGGACCTCACTGTCGCGCTGGCCAACGCCGACGGCGCGAACCCTCGCTGGGACCGGCTGTGTCTCAAGGGCTACGACAAGGAAGCGTTTCCCGGTGACGCCGTGCACGGCCCCTACCTCGTGGCCGTCTACGGCGACCCGGCCGGATCGCCGTCTCTGCCCGCGATCCCGACCGACTCGATCGAGATAGCCCGGATCCTGCGCGCGGCCGGGTCGCCCGGGGACCTCATCGGCAGCGGCACCGCGCCGATCACCGACATGCGCGTCGGGACCGCGATGTACGGCACCCCTCGCGTTCTACTGCCGGGTGACGCCCTCGCCAACGCCGGTGGCTATCACGGCGAAATGCGCCTGCGTGACGAGAACTTCGTCGCGGCCGGCCTGCCCGCCAAGAGCCTCGTCGACCGATGGTCTGCCGTCACATCCCAGTGGCACGGCACCACACAACTGCTGCTGCCCCAACCAAGCCAGACCGGTTTCGGCAGCCTCGGAGCCGGGGTCACAGCCACCATCGCCCAGGTCACCATTCCGTGGCCGGGCTGGCCGTACAAAGTGGTTGTGCGCGCGGCACAGCTTGGCTTCTTCCACGCGTCCAGCGTGGGCCTGGCCGCCGAGGTGCAGGTGCGCGTCGACTCCACCACCTACGCCACATCTGGCTACGTCGCGTGGGCCAAGAACACCAACGCTGTGGGAAACGTGGAAGCGATGGTCTCGACACCCGGCGGATCGTCGGCGGCCATCACCGACGGCAACTCGCATGTCGTGTCGATGATCTGCAAGAACAGTTCCCCTGGAACGCCCTTCACCATCCAAACGGGATCGTTCTACGCCTACGAGCTCAGCATTCACCCGGTCGGTGACGGATGACCGCTGCCGTACTGCCCGCCTGGCGCGTCTTCATCACCGACACCAGGACCGGCCGCGTGGTTGACGACCTGCCGTACCTGGACACTCCGCGCTACGAATACGGCATCAACACCGCTGGTGGGTGGGGTATCAGGGTACCAATCGGTGACACGCTGTCGGCGCAAGACCTCGACGAGCTGTCCGATCCATGGCGGTTCTCGATCGGTGTGGCAATCGGCAACCACATCGCGCAGATGGGCCCGCTCGTGGGCGAGTCCTACAACGACGATGACGGCCTGGCCGTCGTCGACCTGTCCGGCGGCGGCATCTGGAACTACCTCACCACCAAGCGTCTGCTCGTCACCGGCGACGTCAACGGAACGACCATAAAAACCGCAGCCGCGGACGTCGTCTTCGGGCCCGGCGCCACCAGCCCCAAGGGGACGCCGATCCCGCCGGCGAACCAGAACCTGAGCCTGCACACCATCGCCAAGCGCATGCTGCAGATCTCGATGGCACGCACCAACGGCGCGCTGCCGATCCTGCTGCCCGCCGACATCGCAGGCACTGCGGAACGCGAGTACCCCGGCTACGACCTCGCATACCTCGGCGAGCGGCTCATGCAGGTCACCCAGGTCGAGGCCGGGCCGGAGATCGAATTCCGGCCCCGGTACGTCGACGAGACCCGGACGTTCGTGCAGTGGGAGATGCGCATCGGCACGCCGGCCGCAGGCGGCCGGCTCGGCAACCTCAACGGGCTGCACCAGTGGGAGTACGGCAAGGCCCTGGTCAAGGTCCACATGAACCGTGACGGATCCCAGCAGACGCACACGCGGTACGAACGCGGCGCGGGCATGGAACGGGACCTGCTGCTCGGCTACGCGGCCGACTCGTCGTTCGCGACGACGTTCGGCTGGCCGCTCCTCGAGGACGTGGGCGGTCAGCACACCTCAGCCACCGAGCAGAGCACGCTGGACAACTGGGCCGCCGGTGCGGTCAACACGTACAAGAAGCCGGTCACCACCTGGACAGCTGTGATCAGGCTCGCCGGAGACAACGGCTTCGGCGAGGACACCACCTCGCCGTCGGTGTTCGAGTTCGCCGTCGGCGACACCGCCATCTTCCAGATGAAGGGACATCGGCGGATCCGGGACGGCCGGTACCTCGTCCGGATCCTTTCCGTCGCAGGTGACTCCCGAGACACAGCGAAGCTCAACGTCCAACTAATCGGGGAGGTGACGTGACACTCCCAGGTGGACCAGCGCCGCAGGCAACGCAGCGCCTGGAACAAGACGTGCTCGCGCTGCGCGCCGAGCTCGAAGAGCTGAAGCGCCGCACCTTGTATTCGGCGGCTATCGGCGCGGGCGGGCTGCGGGTCTACGACGGCGGCGCCATCTCGGTCGAGAGCGGCATGGGGCACGACACGTTCTACGCCGGAAAGTCCGACGTCAACGGCAAACAGGTCACGTTCCTCAAGCGACACAACGGGTCGAACGTATTCGGCACGGGCATCTACGTCCCCAACGGCGAGCAGTACTGGGCGATGTACGACCGCGGCAACAACATCCTGGTGTCGGACGACGCGGCGAGCGGTGTTGGGCTGGCGAACCCGTGGCTGAGCATTCCGCTGTACCCGTGCTTCTCGGTTGCGGCCTCTGCGATCTACGGGTACATGAACTTGCCGGCATCCAGCGTCGCGTCCGAAACGGTGCTGTGGAGCGGCCGGATTCCCCAAATGCACCACGGGTTCGTCGGGATCGACGGCGTTTGGGGTCAGGCAAGTGGCGCCAACAGCGCGACTTACAAGCTCAAGCTCAACGGCACGATCGTCGGTTCGTGGTCCACCGGTGGCGCGCTGGAGGTCGCGAACAAGGGGCCGTTCAACGCGAACGCCTTCATCAACCAGCAGTGGATCGCTGTCGACCTGACTGTCCAGGCGTCCGGCACCGGGAACGTGGCCGCGCAGATCGCCGGGTGCACATGCCGCGGCAGCTGACCATCCAGATTGGACGGAACCGTGCGTGAACAGACGAACACGACGCAAGCTCACGTGGAAGGGCCTCCAGGATGGGCTGATGTTTTTCAGCGGCCTGGGCGCGTTCCTGTGGCAAGCGGTACCGGTGAAGTCGGATCCCTGGCTTCTCGGCGCCGCGCTGGCGATGATGAGCGGCCCGGCGGTGGTGCGGTCGATAGCTATGGCGATCGCGTCGCGTGGTTCCGCTACCACGTTGCCGCCATCTCCATCAGCACCGCCGGAACCTGCGCAGCCGCCATCCTCTACGGGATCTTGAAGTGGGGTGGTGGCGGGTGATGACACCCAGGCGGTTCTGGAACTCGGTGGTCGTCGTCGTGCTCGTCCAGCTGGCCGTGTCTATCACGGTCGGGTGGTACGCCAATCACGTTGCACACGAAGCGAACCAGAAGTGGTGCGGATTGGTCACCACATTGGACGACGCGTACAGCCAGAGTCCGCAACAGCCCACGACCGCGATAGGGCGCCGCATCGCAGTCGAGATGCGGCAGCTGCGTGAGGAGTTCGGATGCTAGGCGTCGATGGCGTTGACGTATCCCGATTCACCGGGCAGGTCGAGTGGGCTCAGGTGTACGGCGCCGGAAAGCGGTTCGCGTACATCCAGCTGTGCCGCGGTGTCGACAGCCCGGACCCGCTGTGTGTGGACAATCTGAAAGGCGCGGTCGCCGCTGGCTTAGCGGTCGGCTTATATCAGAGGGTGTTCCCTCAGCTTGGCTCGCCGGAGCAGCACGCCCTGCACTACCTCGCGTGCTGGAACCGCGTCCGGGCACACGTCCCGGACGTGACACTCCCTCCAGCCGTGGACTACGAGGAACGCATTCCCGGCGGCGGCCCGTGGTGCATGGAGTACATCAACATCATCCGGCAGGCCACCGGACGCGCCGACCACGTCATCTACTCGTCCGGCAGCTGGTTCGAGCCGAATGGGTTCATCGGCACGACCGCGTGGACCGACGATCCAGGCATCCGGATCTGGCCGGCACACACCGACGCCTGGCCGTACCCCGGCTGGGCGCCGGGCAACCCGAAGTTCAAGCACCCCAGAGCGTTCGTGCACCAGTACGACCAGGACGGCACATGTCCTGGCATCGAGGGCAAGGCGCTACTGGACATCTCGATGAAGCCGCTGCCGCTGGGGAGGACCTGATGGCCTGGTGCCCGTTCGCGATCCACAAACCGATCAGCAAGTCGCGGAGCCGTATCGTCCCGCGGGCCGTCATCCTGCACACCGCGGTGTCGTCGGCATCGAGCCTGTTCGGCTACTTCTCCGGCGTGGGTGACGATTCGCACTTCTACGTTGGACCGAACGGCGAGCTCGAACAGTACGTTGACACCGCGTGGTCCGCCTACGCGAACCGGGACGCGAACGGCTTCGCGATCTCCTTCGAGTCGTGGGACAACCGTCAGATCATCCCGTGGAACGCGGCCCAGGTGGAAACGCTCGTGCGCGCAGTGGACTGGTGCTGCACGACACACGGCATCCCCCGCAGGCAGATCCCGTCCGCGACAGGGTCAGGGCTGGGATGGCACGCGATGTGGGGCGCACCGAGCCCGTGGACGAAGGCGGCCGGGAAGGTCTGTCCAGGCGGACCGCGCATCGACCAGACCCGAAACATCATCATCCCGCGCGTCGCCGCGGGGAACGTCGGAATGGAGGCAGACATGACAGGCGAAGAGCACGACTGGCTGGCGCAGGTCAAGGGCGTCCTGGGTGACGCGTTCGACCCGTCCACCGGTGCCAACGCTGGCAAGCGGTTGCGCACCATCGACGAACGGGCCCAGCGGATGGAGGCCAAGCTCGACGCGCTCACCGGCGCACTGTCGGACGACGAGGCCAACATCATCGCCGCGGTCCGCGCGCAGCCGACCGGCGGCCAGGTCGACGTCCAGGCGCTCGCCGCGCTCCTGGCGCCGCTCATCCCGACCGGTACGACGCCGGAGCAGATCACCGAAGCGGTGCGGCTTGCGTTCGCCCGCGCTGGTGCAAAGGAAGGAAACCCCGCATGACCACTCAGGCGCTGCTCACGATGGCCATCGGCGTCGTGATCCCGCTCGCCAACGGACTGCTCACCAAGTACGAAGCACGGAAAGCGCGGGTGTACCTGCAGCTCGTCCTCAACGCCGCCAACGGTTTTGTGGTGGAGTGGCTGAACGCACTCACCACCGGCACCGACTACAACGTGCGTGAGGCGTTGGTGAACTCGCTGCTGTCGTTGGTGGTCGCGATCGCCAGCCAGGCCGGTGTCTGGGCGCCGCTCGGCGCGTCGGACGCGGCGAAGCGGTCCTTGGTCGGCGCGGGATCGGCAAGGAACTGACCAATGACCGACGCAACCGGCCGTCACCCGGCCACCGAGCACCTTCGCCGCACGTTCGCGTGGGAACACCTGCCGCCACACCTGCGGGCGATCAGCCGCCCGTGCGCCGAGCTGGCCGACCAGATGATCGAGGCGCTGCCGGACGGGCCCGAGCTCACCGCCGGGCTGCGGAAGCTGCGCGAGGCGAAGGACTGCTTCGTCGTGGCCGAGGTCTACAAGGGGTGACCCATGCCGCTGCCTGGCTCGATCACGATGGTGCAGGTAGTCGAGGACTACCGGCGCGCGGACGGCACCGTGCCGGTCGGCGCGGTCACGTTCATCCCCGCGGTGCGATCCACCGTCGCCGGTTCCTCGATCATCGTCGAGCCGGTCACGGTCGCGCTCGTCGACGGCCAGCTGGCCATATCCCTCGCGTGGCAAGGTGACCCGAACCTGACGCCACGAGACTGGACGTACACGGTGGTCGAGGCGATCGGCGGCGAGACCCGCACGCGGACGATCTCGTTGCCGTCGTCCGGCCCGGTGGTCCTGCACACGCTCGCGGACCTCGACCCGGTCGTCCCGACCGAGGTGCGAGTGCGCACGGTCGAGGGGATCAGGCCGGACTCGACCGGCAACATCGACCTCCCCGCCGCAGCCGGGTCGGCCCCAGCGACCCGGGTCATCGCGGCGACCGGTGGCCTGCAAGGAGGCGGCGACCTCTCGGCGGACCGGACGATCTCGCCGTTGTACGGATCGACCGCGGACACGGTGTGCGAAGGCGACGACCCGAGACTGTCCAACCCGCGCACGCCGACCGCGCACGACCACGCCGTCAGCGCGGTCACCGGCCTGCAACCGGCGCTGGACGGGAAGGAGGCGGTCGGTACGGCTGCGGCCACGCTGGCCGCGCACGTCGCCGCGGTCGACCCGCACTCGCAGTACCTCACCACCGCCGAGGCAGCCGCGCTCTTCGCGGCGCTCGTCCACTCCCACGGGCAGAGCGACATCACCGGCCTGGTCTCGGCGCTGGCCGCGAAGCAGAACCAGCTGGTAATGCGGGACGCCTACGTGAAGCTCGGGTCGGCCACGAACATCAACCTCAACACCGGTAGCTCCTCATGGGGCGCGTTGCCGACCTTCCCGACGTTGAGCATCCCGGCCGCCGTCGGCGACAAGGTCGGGCTCGCTGTGAACGGGATCCGGCAGGCGAACTCGAACCTGCTGATGGACTTCGGCGTGGTCGTCAGCGGCGTCATCAAGCGCTGGCTCGGCGGGAACTACACCGACACGTCACCACCGCCGAGCTCGCCCGCCTACGAGGGCGACCCGGCGATGTACCACACCAACGTTCCCTCGATCAGCTGCGAGCGCAGATTCACCGTGACGGCGAACGACCGTGACGGATCCGGCAACGTGGTGTTCGCCGTCCTCTGCCGCGTGGCCGGGGCGGGATCAGCGTTGTTGTTGTGTTCCAACGAGAACCCCTACTACTGGTCCGCGACGAACTACGGCGTCGTCGCGTAGCGACGCTCCACAGGCAACGGCCCCCTCACCGCTTCGGCGAGAGGGGGCCGTTTTCGCATGTCCGGAGCCCCCGCGATTCAGTGGACTGCCTCCCAGGTACCGCACCGCTCAGATGTGAAGCTGCCATCCGTTGGTTTGATGGTGACCGTAAGCCTCTTGGCGTGAGTGACCAGCTTGTTCTGGATGATTTCGCCGTCTGCTCGTGTGCGTTCCCAGTAGCAGTCTTCGACACTTCGCCTGGTCGTCCGGTACGTGCCTGGCTTAACCTGCTCCGGCCCCGCTCCGATCTCGAAGGTTCCGCTGCCAAAGGGCACATCACCACGGATGACTCGTTCCAGTGTGGACACTTGCTCTGGGCAAAGAATGGGAAATCCCAGCTTGTAGAGCGGCATCAGATCCCGAGCAGGCTCCCCGGATGACCCCGTGCGGGTGATCTCGATGTAGGCATCTAGCGACTCGACAGCGGTGATCCCGATGTTCTCAGGGTCAGGAGTACGGGCCTTTTCGCAAGCCTGGTTGACCAGACTGGCCGCGCCTTGTCCGGTGTAGACACCAGTCGATCTTGCCTGCTGCTCTAGCGCCTCCACAGGCGTTGCAGGTCTACTCGTCGTTGATGCTGCCGCCGCTGCCGTTGATGACGACGACGGCGCCGAAATGACTCTGGTCGGTGTGGCGGACGGCGCTGCACCTCCGGAAGAGCACGCTGTCAGTTCGAGCCCAAGTAAGACGGCGGCGATGGTGCCGGCGAGGCGCATGGAGTTCTCCCAGTGTGCGGCTGGCTGCCCTCCTAGTCCGTGTTGATCACTCGGGCGTTACGCGGTCGCCGTGGTGCTCAAGCAGGTATGCGATGACCGTGTCGTGCATGATGCCGGCGCCGTCGACGAGCTCGCGGTCGTTGAGCTCGACCAGGTAGGCGCCGGGCATCACGTGCCGAGAATCGTTGGCCAGCTGGAGGGCGTGCGCGAAGGCTCCCGGCGACGCCTTCCGCAGGTCGTCGATGGCCAGCCGCAACGCCCCGGTCACCGCGTCGGATTGGTGCTCGATCACCGCGCGATTGACCAGCGACAGGGCGGCGCTCACGGTCTCGCGTAGCGTTTCGCGCACCGGGATCTCCAACCGGCGTGCGATGTGGATGAGGTAACGGTTTCGTTCCGGGTTGGGGCAGTCCGGCGGGCAGCCGAGCACCACGCGTCCGGTCGGGGCGTCCAGCCCGAACTCAACGTTGGTGGTGAAGCCGGGCAGCGTGTCCACGCAGCGCGGAACCCAGAACAGGATCGCGTCCGCGGCCCTGCGGGCAGCGGTTTCCCAGTCGACCTGGTCCTCGTACATCTCGGCCCGTATGCCGCCGCGGGACTCCGGGGAGAGCACGGTCAACGGGCCGCCTCCCGCCCACTGCTCGGCGAGCTCGCCGGCCGCGTCAGGTCGCCAGGACGGCACGTTTCCGTCGCGTGCGGGTGTGGGCCCGGCGAGGAACACGCTCGGACCGGCCGGGATGGGCTCCCGGGCCATCACCAGGTTGATCTCACCCACGGCTGGCCTCCCGGGCTGCTCGAGCAGCGTGCTGCGGCGTCCAGGGCAGCGGTAAGCCGTCGCCGGGCTCGCGGGGAACGACGTGGACGTGCAGGTGGTAAACGCTTTGCGTCGCAGGTGCACCTTTGGAGGTCACCAGGTTCGCGGACGGGATGTCCGCCATCAGCTCGGCGGCGCGCGCCATCACTGCCGCGGTGACGATCGGGTCGGTGCCGGCGTCGGGGACGTGCACGCGCGGCAGGATCAGCACGTGCCCGGCGTGGACGCCGCCGCTGCGGGGCCGGACAGCCAGGGCGTCCTTCCACTCCCGCACGATCGTGGCTGGCATGAGGCCCGCCGCGATGGCGCAGAAGGCACAGTCGGCGGTGGCGGTCGCCGTGGTTCGCTGCGGGTCGTCTTCGGGGATGCCGGTCACTGGTTCTCCGCCTTCGTGAGCTGGGTGAGGTGGCTGATCAGGTCGGTGGTGTCGATGCCGCAGAGCCCGGCGAGGTGATGGATCGCCGAGAAGGGCAGGTAGACGACGGCGCCTTCGGTGGAGTGTGGGTGGAGGCGGCCACGGGCCCAGCGCCGCAGCGGCTCGAGCTCGGGCCTGCGGTCGGTGTTGACCTTGCGGAGGTCGACGTGGATCTGGTCGTCGTGCACGACGCGTTTGTGTACGCGGGCGAGCAGCACGTGAGGCAGCTCGTCGAGGACGAGGCAGATCTCGGCGAACCGGACCATCGAGCACTGCCGCGTGCCGAGTTCGTACGTGGCCAGGGTGTGGGTGGATGGCTTCGGGTCGGGAAACCGGAGGCGGAGCTGCTCGCGGGTGAGGCCGCGTGCCCTGCGGAGGCGACGGAGCTCGTCGCCGAGGATCAACTGGTAGTGGACACCGTCAATGGTCATGATCAGGCTTCGGGTCGGGGTGGACCAAGCATTCGGTGTGGTCGTCGCCCTTCACCCAGCGGGTGTCGCGCCACGTCCACGTGCAGTAGCAGCCGCGTGGCCGCGGGCAAGGGGGAACGTTGTCGTCGCCTTCGGTGGGTCCCCAGGTGCTGCCTGCCAT